GCTACGCGATCACTGCCCACGTCCAGCACTCCGCCCGCGCTACGGCAACCGCGCTTCACCGTCTGCTCAAAAAGCGCCTGATCGCGTGCACCCCCGCCCGCACCTTCATCGCCAGCACTTTCTCCACCACTTGAGGTCCCAGCAACCTTGTGCTACACTACCTGTAGTGGTATCGCGAGACAATACCACTGCAGGTAGCAGCCCATGCCGACCGCCTCAACCAACACCGCCCGCAAACGCGGCGCCCAACCCGGCAACCTCAACGCCCTCAGTCACGGCTTCTACAGCCGCGCCTTCCAAACCGGCGAGCTCAACGACCTGGACGCCCAGCTGACCCAGGGCCTCCAGGACGAGATTACCATGCTACGCGTCGTCACCCGCCGCGTGCTCGCGCTCGCCAACGACCAGCACGATCTCGCAACCGCCACCGCCGCGCTCGGCGCCCTCGGTATGGCCGCCGCCCGCCTGGCCGGCTTGCTTAAAACTCAACGTCTCTTGGGCCAGGACGGCAGCGAATCCACCCGCGCCATCGCCGACGCGCTCAGCGCGGTCCTCCACGAGTTCAAATATGCCTGACTGCCCAGTAATCACCCAGGCCGAATTCACAGCCTCCACTGCGCACCAACTCTACGCCGCGCTGCGCAAGCTCCAGCGCCTGGCCAAACGCTGCCACTCCTGCACACTCAATCCCACCTGCCCCCAACGTGACTACTGGTATACCGCCATCGACACTTCCATCACGCACATTACCGACGCGTGGAGCAGGACCGCATGAATGCCCGCCAACCTGGTTGCTACCCTGACCGCCCTGCTGCGCGACGTAGCCGCCTTCGCGCAACACCTCTCCGGTCTCACGCTGCGCAACTACCAGATTCACGTAGCCCGCGCCATCTGCGCCTCGATCATCCAGCGCCGCGGCGATACGATCGTGATCATGTTCCCGCGCCAGTCCGGGAAAAACGAGCTGCAAGCTCAAATCGAGACCTACGTCATGACCCTCATGCAAAATCTCGACGCTGAACTCGTCAAGGTCTCCCCGACCTGGAAGCCGCAATCGCTCAACGCGATGCGCCGGCTGGAACGCGTCCTCAAGCGCAACCTGATCGCCAAAGACCGCTGGGGTAAGGAAAGCGGCTACATCTATAAGGTGGGCAGCGCCCGCCAGTTCTTCCTCTCCGGCGAACCCCACGCCTCGACCGTCGGCCACACCGCCAGCACCCTGCTCCAGTGCGACGAAGCCCAGGACGTTCGCGCTGATATCTGGGACAAGAAGTTCCTGCCCATGGCCGCCAGCACAAACGCCACGCGTGTGTTGTGGGGCACCGCCTGGACCTCGAAGACACTACTGGCGCGCGAGCTGACCGCGGCCCGCGCCGCCGAAGCGCGCGACGGCCGCCAACGCGCGTTCACCCTCACGGCCGACGATGTGGGCCGCGAGGTCCCTGAATACGCCGCCTTCGTCGCCGAGCAGGTCGGCAAAATGGGCCGCAATCACCCGCTCATCCGCACCCAGTACTACTGTGAGGAAATCGACGCCGAAGGCGGCCTCTTCCCGCCCACCCGCCGCGCTTTGATGCGCGGTGACCACGGCTGGCGCACCACACCCCAACCCGGCGCGCTCTACGCGTTCACGCTCGACGTCGCCGGCGAGGACGAAACCGCCGATCTCACTGGCGAGCTCAGCAACCCCGGCCGCGACGCCACCGCGCTCACCATCTTCGAAGTTGATCTCGCCTCACTCGCCGATCCACTCATGCACGCGCCCACCTACCGCGCTGTGTGTCGCTACGGCTGGACCGGCATCAAGCACTCGCGGCTCTACGGCCAAATCAAAGCCTTGGCCGACATCTGGCAACCCCGCCACCTGGTCGCCGACGCCACCGGCGTTGGCGCCGGCCTGGTCTCCTTCCTGGACAAGGCGCTCCCCGGCGTTTTGATTGCGTTTGTTTTCTCAGCCAGGTCCAAAAGCGACCTGGGCTGGAACTTCCTCAGCGTCATCGAGTCCGGCCGCTACCGCGACCACGGCCCCACGCCGGCCGAACCACCCGACCCCGCAGCCCGCGCCGCGCTGCGCACCATCCTGGCCACCCGCTTCGACGCCTCGGAGCTGCGCACGCTCTGCTTCGACCTGGGCTGCGACGCCGACGCCCTGCCAGCCGCACCCGTACCCGAATTCGCCGCCAACCTGATCGCCGCCCTCGAACGCCGCGGCAGCGTAGGTAGCCTCCTGACCTACGTCGTCAGTCGCCGCCCTGACGTCGACTGGACCCCCGCATTCCCGGCCGATGCCGCGGCGATCCTCACCCACCAGGCCACCTTCTGGCGCGAACTCGAACACGTCGCGTACACCGCCGGCGAGAATCAAGCCCTGCGCTGGCGCGTCCCCGACGGCACACGCGCACCCGACGGCGCACTGGTTCACGACGATTGGGTACTGTCCGCCGCGCTCGTCAGCCAACTCGACACGCTCACCTGGGGCCGCGCCGAATCCGCCATCGCCCGCCCACCCGATCGCCTGGCTGGCCTGGGAGACGTCTACTGATGCCCGCCGAACCGCTCCGTCTCCGCCTGGCCCGTCTGATCGCTGGCCCGCACCTGGCCCAGCTCGCTACGGTGCGCGCCTACGTGGACGACGTCCACTCGCCCGCCGGCTGGCACGCCTGGCGCGGTGCAACCCGACTCGACACCGACTGGAGCACGCTCAGCCAACAGCAAACCGACGCGCTCGACGCCTGGCGCAAGAACCCGCTGGCGCGGCGCATCGTGGGGCTGACTACCGACTACGTCATCGGCGCCGGCATCACCATCAGCAGCCCCTATCCACCGCTGCAATCGTTTATCACACGCTTCTGGCACACCAACACCATGGATCTGCGCCTGCCGCAAATGTGCTCTGAACTCACGCGCGCCGGCGAGCTGTTCCCAGTCCTGAACTTCGATCCCGCCACCCACCTGCCAACCCTCCGCTTCAAACCCGCCAGCGCCATTGATCGCATCGAATGGCAGCCCGGCGACTATGAAACAGAGACGGGCTACCATGAGACAACCGACGTCCTCGAAGGTGTCTGGTGGAAAGCGCCAGCCCACCCCGAAGCCGCGACCAGCCCCCAGATCATGCTGCACTACGCCGTCAATCGGCCCATCGGCTGCACGCGCGGCGAGAGCGATCTCGCGCCCATCCTGTCCTGGTTGCGCCGTTACTCGCTCTGGCTAGAAGACCGCGTGCGCCTCAACTGGGCCGCGCGCGCCTTCCTGTGGCTCGTCACCGTGCCCGGCAACAAGGTCGCTGAAAAAAGCCACCAGTACGCGACGCCGCCGGAGGCCGGTTCAGTCATCATCAAAGACCAAACGGAGACCTGGGAAATGTTGACCCCGGCCATCCAGGCCCGCGACGCGGCGGCCGACGGCAAACAGTTGCGCTACATGACCGCGGCCGGCGCGGGCGTCCCGCTCCACATGCTCAGCGAAGCCGAAGGCACCAACCTGGCCACTGCCCAGGCCCAGGAAGGCCCCACGCTCCGCCACTATGCGCGGCGCCAACTCTACTTCTGTTACATTCTGCAGGACCTGATCACCAGATCCTACGAACACTGGCGCACGCACACCGGCCGCCACGTCCGCGCCGCCGATCCCGACATGCTCAAGGTCACCGCACCCCAACCCCTGCGCCAAGACAACGTCACGCTGGCCCAGGCTGCACAGAACATCATCAGCGCGCTGGCCGCGCTGCGCGCCGAACTGCGCGCGGCCAACATCACACCCAGCCCCGCGCTCGACCGCCGCTTCGTCGAGCTCGCTTTCCGCTTCGCCGGCGAGCTGCTCACCGACAACGACATCAACGCGCTGCTCGGCATCCCTGACACAGAGGCCCCCAATGCTGATTGACACCTGGCAAACCACGCCAGCCCAAACCGCAACCGCAACCGACCGTGTCCGCCTGGCCACCGGCCACCTCCATCTCTCCGCAGCCAAACAGCGCCGCTACGCCTGTACACTCCTGGCAGCCGGCCCGCTCAAA